TGTCTTTGATGTATTCTAAATCTTCTGTTCCGGTCCATGTCATACCTGGAAGCGTATCAATTGATGTAGTTGAATTGCCACCCCGAACTGGTAAATAATAATCTTCCAACATGTTGTTTAAATTGAATTTAAGATTATAATTTCCTGTTTGTTGATCAATATGTGGAATTTTTTTCATTTTGTTGATAATTTGTTCCATGAAAGTATCAACTTCATTTGGCGGAATATTACCAATATCAATTTTAAAAATACGTTTTTCCGGAGCGCGCATTATACGATGTATCAACATTGCATCTTCCATCATCATTAATTTTTGAAATTCTTTACGAGCTCCTTCTAACATCGATCTACCATATGGTAAAAAGTTAGAATCCGATAACATACGGAAATGTGCTATTTCAAAAACTTCAAAATCTTTTCTAGAATCAGCTACATGTTTAAATTTAATTTTATATTCGCCAGTTGCTTCATCATATTCTTCCCAACGTTCAATTTCATAACTTGAAAACGGACGAGCGTTAATAATTCCTAACTCATCTGCAATATCTAATTTTAAAAAGAAATCGCCATATTTTGTCATGTTACGAATCCATGTCCATAAATTGAATTCAATATTTAAAATATCATAAAATAAATTATAAAGTATTTTTTGAACACGTGTGTTGTTTGTTTTAATAGTTAAGATATCTCCAAATTGATCTGTTAATGTAGATTCATCGGAATATATATCAAGTGCTGAACTAATAATAGGATCTCGATCCATCATTTCATAATCAGCATATAGCTGCATACGATTCTGATGCATATAATAATTCGAATCATATCCACCCATACCGCCAACCATGTGCTTGTTAGCACCATGCATTCTAGTATATCGATCTGCTACTTTAGTTTGATTTAAGTTACCAACTGCTTGTAAACGGTTAGTATCAACTACACGTAATTTATCTTTTCCATATGCCCGAACAATAACATTCGTTGCAAATAGATTCTGTAAACGTTTTCTTAGAGACGCCATAATATTATTTTACTTTATTATAAATATAACTTGTTACAGAAGCCAGGTCAAATTTTCGTTATAATGACCATTGTTCCAATCCCAACCATCAGCTCCTGGAGCTGCTTTACCGGTAAATATAACTTGTTGTGAAGATTTTTGAAATTGACTTAAAGTTCTTTTGTGAAGTTCAATTCCTTGTTGACGTAGTTTTAAAGATGTGTCTCGAAGCCATAGACCGATAGCAAACGCCATTACTAAGTCATCATTATATCCATTTTGTGACTGAGCTTTTCCATTTAACCAAACAAACACAAATAATTCTTGAATCAATCGTTTGCTTCGTATAACTGGTGTTTTTTCGCGCATATACATTTCTAAAGCTGAAATCATTAATGGACGTGTACGAGATGTTGTTGATACTCCAGGAACCATTTGGGTTTTATCTTTCATATCATAACCTTTTTTAAGTTGAACATCTACATCTACATAACCATCATCTTTATATGTATAAAATAAATTTTCATATCCGCGGTCTAATACGGGTTGAATTGCTGCCCAACCAATATTGGCATTTTCAATTGCTAACAATGCATTGTTCCATTCTGTTGCAACAGATACTAACATGTTACCAAAATCTTTAGGTGGAAGTTTGCCTTTATATTCTGCAACCTGTACAACATCTTGTACATCGATAACATGAAATGTTGACCAGTCGCCCCCATCGCCGCGGGCAACGTCAGCTACTACTATATAATCTTTTTCATAGTTTGGATATTCCCAAACCCAATATGCATTGTCATAGCCTCGCTTTTCAATAGGATCAGAACATTTTAATTCATAATCCATTAATATAGCACCGTCTACTACAGTATGACCTGATGAAATAAAGTCGCAATCACATTCTTGAGCAGCTCCTCGTTCACCTAGAAGTTTGGTTTGTTCATCTCTCCAATATTGATCGCGGTCTGGATGTACCGTCCAATGCAGTTTAATTGTATGAAATCCATTGATTTCTTGCTCTGCTTCAGACCATACCGAGTGAAACCAGTTACCTACCCCATTAGGTGTAGATAATACAATTGCACCCCCACCTGTTGATAATGTTGCTTGCGATGCTACCCAAATTTCTTCAATGTTTCTAATGAATGCAGCTTCATCTATAATAAGCAATGAAAGTGCTTCTGAACGTGCACCGGTAGTTGCTGATGATACTGCTTTAATTTGAGACCCATTTTTAAATTTAAGTGAAAGTTTATTGTCTGCTTCGATTGTACCTTTTAACCAACTAGGTAAATTATCGTGCATGACACGTACTTTTGTTACTAAGTTTTTTGCTACTTCTTGAGTTGTTGCAATAACAAGTACGTTAAAATCATCTTTGAATAGCATGCTCCAAAGGGCAAAGCCGGCACTTAGTGTTGAGATACCTAACTGCCGAGACTTTAATATTACATTGTAACGATTATCTCGCAATTCCGTCAATGACTCTTCCTGAAAAGGATAAAGGTTAAATTTAATTTTACCTTTTTTAGGATGTTGAATATAACAATATTCGCGCATAAAGAAAACAGGATCTTTAGCACACATTGTGTACTGTTGTTGAATAATCTGTTTTATAGTTTGCGACATATTAGTTTGAAAATGAATTAATCAATATTCCAGTGCCTAATGTTGATAAAAATCCAAAGCCAAACCAAATTGCTTTTTTATCATACCATTTTGGCTGTAACAATTGTATTTTCTTTTCTAAGTCCAATACAATACTTTTTTGATACACAATAATACTATCTTGTTTTGTGATTTGAATCGAATCTAAAACAATCAATGAATCTTGTTTTTTAATTGCAGTTTGATATGTTGTAATCAATGCATTATTAATATCATCTGCCATCCAGAGTGAATCTAAAACAAATGAAATGTCTGCTGCTTGCTCTTTAGTAAAACAAACTGTATCAAGTGTTTGTTTGTTAGTTTTTTGAGCAAAACCTAAAACAGATACAAACAAGAAAATAAATAATATGTTTTTCATGTTATGCTTTTTTAGGACGGCCACGACGCGTTTGTTTTAAAATATTGTCTTTCACTTCTTCTGTAGGCTTTTCCTCTACTACTAGATTTTCTTTTTGTGATTCTAAGTCAGCAATTTGTTCTTTTACTTCAACAATTTCTTTTTTAATTGCTTTGCGTTTTTTTACAACTTGCTTTACTTCAGTTTCGATGCGGTCTACATGTTGCTTTTTTTCTGCAACTGCAGCATCAATCTTTTCAATTTGTTTTGATTTTCTTTTTCCTGTTAACAAGAAAAATGCAACAATTGCGCCTACAACGCCGGCAATTGCTAACACGATATTTTTAATTGTTTTCATTTGTTTGTGTTACTCCATTTAGTTTATTTAAAAATTTTTCTTTAAATTTATCAAATTCTTTTTGAATTGTTTCTTCAAATTCATTAATTGACATTTTTGCAGTCCAAGTTTCTGTTTCACCTTCAACATTTGTTACAAATTGAGTTGCTTGTGTATATGTTTTTTTCAACATTTCAACATCTCGTTCTGCTTCTTGCAACCATGCTAATGCATTTTCTCGTACTTTGTTTTTAGCATATTCATCAAATGTTCCTTGCTTTCGCATTTCATGTTCCATATCAATCACGCAGTCAAAACACATACCATGTATTCCTCGCATTTTCTGGTCTAACGGATGTGCTCCAGAACATGTACATACATCTTTTCCGCAATTAGGAAATGAACGTATTTCATCTCGCACCGATTGTAAAACATTTGAATTTTTTGTTTTTCGAACTCTAAACCCATCTCGTTGCTCTACGATATACGTAACGCCGGATGCATTTGTTTCTTCCCATATATCCCCAATTTCATGATGTTCAGATTTTTTTGCTGCATCTTGTGCATCAGAAAATCCTACTGTCTTATTTGTTTGGGACTTATGAGTGCCATCTAACATTTGATTGATGGCTTTGATGTTTTGTAACTTTTTTGACATGTAACTTTTCTTTATTGTTCGGTTGATTGACCTATTTTTTTATATTTTTTTGCTATTGTTCGCAACATTAATCTATAGAAATTTTTAATATCAACCGGATCTGCATCTTGAAATGTTTGATCAATAGCTCTAAATAATGTTTCAGTTCTACTTAAATTTGAACGTTCAGAAGATAATACATCTTTAATTTTAGAAACATTCAATGTTTGACGCTCTTCTGGTCCAGGCTCTTGTTCTGCAGATCCTGCTGCGGGCGGAGTTGCTGTCGCATCTGGTGCTGGTGCTGCTGCAGCTGCACCTACTGCTGCTGCTCCTGCTCCTGGTGCCGCGGCACCCATATCAACTGCTGCATCGGGTGCTGGTGCTGCGGCGGCCATATCAACTGCTGCATCAGGTGCTGGTGCTGCATCTGGTGCCGGGGCTGCAGCGGCTGCGTCAGCTTCTGGTTCTGCAGCAGGAAGTGCTGTCGGATCTTCTGCCGGCGCTTCTTCTTCTGGAGCTGTTGGTTCTGTTTGTTCTTTTAAAATTTTTGTAATTTTTCTTCGAACATATTCTCTAACTAAACGTTCTTTTTGTTCGCGAGTTAGATTTTCAATTTTATCTTTCAAAACATCCTTAACATCTTTTT